CGACAGCGGTCTGGGCATAGTGGTGCCCCACAAACGCCCACGCCTGCCGGGGCTGTCCGGTCGTGTTGGGGGTCAGCGTCAGGACAACTTGGCCGCCTCCGGCTGGTATCTGCTCCGCGGATTGGCTGCACCACACGGCGGCGGGATCGTGCCCGCACATGGTGTCGTTGATGACGTATATAGCCTCCGCCAGCGTGGACGATACCGTCAGCGTTACCTCGCCGCCCGCCGCAGGCACCTCCAGAGCAGAGGCCGTCACATCCGGCACGGGCTTGACCGTCGCATCACGCATCACAACGCGCTCCATGATCGGCCAGACATCGGTGACGCCCAGCGCAGGGGCTGTGTCAATCCTCATGCCTCCCATCCGCAGCCCCACCTGATACGTGCTGCTCACCTCGTGCGCCTTGGCTTTAGCCGTGAAGCAGGCCGTGTTGCCGCTCCCGCAAAACAGGCTCGTCATCGGCATCACGTAGTGGCCGTCCACAAACATCTCCCAGCGATTCTCAACATTGGCGTGGTCAGCCGATTGCCGGGGAGTTATCGCCACAGAAAGATAAGTAACGCTGGGCGCCAATGCCCACATATACTGCTGATCACCTACATCCCGCCCATAATCCGTGCCGCGCAACAGGCAGGACGTGCTGCTGCCCAGGTAGCCCTTGGGGTAGATCGTCACCTGCCAGGCGGGCGTCATGTCTCTGCTGGTTGCGCCGTTGACAGAGTTGATCAGCGGGTATCTGTAATTTGCATTATCCCAGGCATAATCTACCCAATGGATGGGATGCGCATAACAATCCGCCGCCGGATTGGGCGCCGAGGAATAGCCTTGCGCCGTACTCCCCAGCAGGATAGACACCTTGTCAGAGCCGATGATGCGCCACACAGAGGCGGCGGCATAATCTCTATTACGGCTATTGCCCATGTAGTTGGCAAACTTCCACGCCCCAGTGCTGCAACCAATCAGAGATACGCCGGCAGCCTTGGTCATCGTGACCAGCATGTCCTGCCAATCGTTACTGTATACGCCCTCCTTGATGGATACGTTGGCCGTGCCCACATTATAAGCGGCGAACATCTGCATCTGCCTCACAATGGTAGTTACCCAGGAGGGGATCAGGGTCTCCATGTAGTACCCCATCCGCCGCCAATCATCTGCGGCCCGCTGCTCTATCAGCGCCTCGTAAGAGATAGCCTCCTGGGCCGTGGCAGGCAGCGGCACGCGAACGCCGCCGTTGGCAGTAACGGTGCCCGTCGCAGTCAGACCGCCGGCCAGCGTCATGTTGCCCGCCGCGTCCACCTGCGGGATGGCGGCAAGGGCCTGCTGGGCTGCGGTGGCGGAGTCAGAGGCATTCTTGGCGGAGGTTGCCGCATTGGTTTCCGCCGTCTTGATTCTGCCTTCCGCCTGGTCTATTTCCCCTTTGGCGGTTTCAGCCTGTTCGACAAAGGGCGTGATTGCCTCCATGGCTTCCGCCTGGACCGTCTGCACTGCCTGCACGGCTTCCGTCTTTGCCGTTTCCACGGCTGTGACAGCAGCGCCTTGTGCGCTGGCTACCTTGTCCGTGGCGGTTTTCTGCGCTCGCCCTACAGCAAGAACGGAATCAGCTTGCTTGGCTTGTATGGCGGAAACAGCCTCTTCCCTGGCCGCGCTGATCGTCTGTTCTCCGTTGCTGACCGTCTGCGTAAAATCTGAAACAATCCCTTCCACGGCTGCCTTGGCGTCATTGGCGCTCCTGGCGTCACGGGCTGCATCAGCAGCGGACGTGCTGGCAGAGGCCGCTGAATTGCCAGCCGCCACCTTGGAGGCTTGAGCGGCGCCGGCATAGCCTTCCGCTTCATTGGCCCGTTCCGTGGCTGTAGTGGCTGCTCCGGTTGCCGTCGTGGCTGCCTGACTCGCTGTTTCCGCGTCCGTGCGGGTACTGGAAGCATCCTGCTGTGCCTGCTGGGCGGCGAGGGAAGCCGCCGTGTTGGAAAGCCACTGCGCCTTGATGGTCTTGCCTGCCTCGATAGGAATCGCAATGCCCATCACCGGAATATCGTATACCGTGGAAGCCTCAATGGGGGGGACCGACTCCACGGCACCGATGTAACCCGCAAATAGCCGTAAATCCTCTCCGGATTCATCCTGGGCATGGATGGCATACGGCCAGCGGCCAATAGGAAGGGCGGGAAAGGTAAGCTCCAGGTAATTCTCCTGTTCGCCATGCTCGATTGTGATGGGCAGCTCTCCTTCCTCCGTTTTCACGGTGCCCGCAAAAGAAACGCCCGTTACCGGGAACGGAGATTGAGTCACGTCCTCACGCAAAAGCCAGCCTATGCGCTTGGCATAGCCGGCTGTCGTGGACAAATGGCGTGTAATCCCCAGAAAATTAAGCATGCCTCCTTCATGAGGCAAACCCGGAAAAATCTCAAGTTGCCGAGTGTCACTACTTTTTGCCGGACTTTACGGGAGGATCAAATGGCAGGGACGCCAAAAGAATCATAAAGTTCTCTCCTGCATCTACTTTCATCTTCTCTGGTGCATAGGCTCCATCCATCTTGTTGAGCTCGGCAATGGCTGCAATTTTCGATGGCATCTTGAATTTCATGCCATTTTCATCAATGGAAGACTCTTGGCAAAGCTCTGACGTGTTGTCAATATCACCGATGGGAGTTGTCACAACGCGGGAAAGCCATTCCATGCGTTCCTGCTTGGTCAGCACGGCGGATTTATTCAACTGGGCGTTCAATTCGTCAATCATTCGCACAATTTCAGCATCTTTGGACAAACGGGAAGCCGCCTTACTTGCCGCCTCATTGCTCATGTCCTTGCGTTTGTAAGCCTTACGGTATGCGTCCGCCTTGGACAATTTTCCATCAACCAGGAGCCTTGCAAACTCCTTCTTCTTCTCCGTCGTCCTGGATTTGTTACCCTCTCTCTTCATACCAATATTTTACCCTCCTGTTTTTCGGCGTGTCGAGTTGCCGAGTGTCAACGTTTCTTGCCGATAGCATCAACCTGCTGACTTTGAATCCTCAACTCCATCCAAAAAATCACGCCCCTGCTTGCTCAAATAATGCACACAGGGACGTGACCCGGTTTTGACCACGTCGCCAGTCCTTGCCAGGTAATCCAGCCTGTGGGACACGTTACTGGGGTCCAGATGGCACCTGTCAGCAATCTCCCGTGACGTTCTTCCCGGATGATCTCGGACCTCCATCAGGATAAGCAGTTGCGACGGCCGCACCCTCTGGCGGACAATGTTCCGCAACAGGTCTTTTCTGACTGACGACTCGTTCATTCTCCCTCCCTTCTCATGTAGCGTTCAAAGCAGTAGTCCGGCGCGTCCTCGACCCTGCATACCACGTTTTCGCCCCGGTACAGGCGGGAGGCGATACGGGCATCCAAATGTTCCCCGATATGTTTCGGCAGCAGGTTGGAGGTGAGCATCGTCCATTTCCCGAGCCGTCCGTCAACAACACGGTTCAGCGCGGACAGAATGGAAGGCGTGGTGTTCTCAGCTCCGATGTCGTCCAGAATCAGCACGTACACCTCTTTGACCAGATACTCCACGAATGCCCAGTCCCCGGAACGAAGCATGGAAACCACCTTTTGCCACTTCCAAAGCTGGATTGGAATCGTGGGGCGCTCTTTGACCAATGCAGTCCTCACGGACTCCGCCAGATGCGTCTTGCCCACCCCGGAAGCCCCCAACAGGGAAAGCCAGCGGCGCGGACGAACCTTGTTCACCACGTCGTTGATGAACCACTGTGCCTCGCGGTGCATGGCTTGAACCTCTGGGTGCACTCGCTCGTCAAAGCCGCCCATATCGTACCGTACAGGCTTGTAATTGCGGACAATCCCGTTTTGAGATGGCGCAAGGGCAACTTGCCCAGCCAAGTGTTGAATATCATCCATCATTCGTATCTCCTTCCTGCGTTGGCGTCCTTCCGTCCAGATGGACCTTGTTGCCGCCCATGCTGCACATTATTGGTTGCCCAGGAGCGGGCATACTTGCGGGCCGCCGGCTTCCAATCGGCAAGAGGAATCCCCTTGCTGTCCCGCCAGCCACGGGCGCTGAAATCATCAAAAAACGACTCTGCGCACCGTTTCAGTTCGTCTCCCTTGGGAGTCATAAGCTGGGCCGCCATGAAAAGCCGCACTTCCTCCGCACTCCGTGGGAACTGTTCTACACCCCTGTTTACAGAGCACGGCTCCGACTCCGTATACGTCTTCGTCTCCGTCTCCGTATAAGCGGTGGATTTCCGTGACTCACCGTTATTCACCGTGGATTCCCGTGAACTACCGTGACTCACTGTATTACACGGTGAATCACCGTCAGGAAGCGGGAACTTGGGCTTACTCTGTCTGCGCTGCCCGAAATTGATGATCTGCACATAATCCTTGCCCCCGACACAGTATGCCCTTACAAGCCCGGCTTCCTCCGTTTCATGGAGGCAGTCTTGAATGTCCTGGTTACTGACTTTGTCAAGGTGCAGGGGAAATAAGCGAGTCCTCAATACCGTTGGTCGAGCGTCAAACAGGCCGTAGTCATCCGCCACCAGCAAAAGCCGATGGAAGAAACACTCGGTTCGCCACGACAAAGCCGCTACCTTTTCCGAATCGAGAAACCCTTCTCGTATCATGCGTGATGTTGCCATATCAAAAAAGCGTCAGTTGGGGGTTGTAGTTGAGCCACAGGCATTCAATCTTCTTGCCGCCCTGTGTGTCGTGGGAGACCTTGCATTCTTTCCGCCAGCCGTCCAGATAGGCGGAATAAAGCTCGGAATCGTAGCCGGATAGGACAACCTTGCCTTTCAAGGTCTGGAGGAAAACAAGAAGCCGTTCATGGTCCTCTTGGTCGTACTCATGCGCGTACCTCACGCGGTTGCCGAGGGTAGATTGCACATAGGGAGGATCCACGTAATGCAGTGTATCCGGCGTATCGTACCGGGACATGACCTGCAGAGCATCCATGTTGTTGATCTCGATATTCCGGTTCCGGAGTTCGGCCGCACATTCTCGCACTACGGCCGGATATTCCCGCCATGTCTGCGGGTAGGGTGTTGTTCTCAATAGACCATTACGTTTGAACCCCGGCTTGTGAATACCTCCGCCGTAGGACATCATGGAGTTGACGGCAAAGCGGAGAGCATCTTCGACTGGATCTTCCGCGATTTCAAATGACCTGGCATAGGCTTCTTGTGCGTATGGCGTCAATTCCAACAGACTGGCCAGCCGCGCGGATTTTTCCGTATCGCGCAAAACCTCGAAGAAGTTCACCACCCGGTCATAAAGGTCGTTATAGACCTCCATCCATGCAGGCTGCTTGTTAAGCAACACAGCCCCGGAACCTCCGAACGGTTCAACATAGATTTTGTGAGGCGGGAAAAAGCTGATAATCCAGGGGGCGATTCTGTTCTTGCCTCCAAGGTATCGGGCCAGAGCCCTTTTCCGTGGTGCTCTAGTGTTCATAATACAGCCACCTTTCCATGCCCCTGATTCTGCAATGTGTACAACAGGGGCGCTTCTTGGTTATCCCACGCCACAAGGCAACTCGGAGCGTTGGGCTGGTTGCCGGGCGTTTCTCCGTCCGGGCGGCAAAAGCGGATGCGGCCTTTCCAGAGGAACAGATACCGGGCACGGTGCAACACACACCGCTGAAACCAGCGCGTGTCCGACCTCATGAAAATGAGCGCCAGCCCTCCGCCCTGGTGCATACTCATGCGCTCCATGAACGCTTCTGCTTCATTCCCATAAGGAGGGTTAAGCCATACGCGCCCCTCCCATGGCATCAGAAGGCCGTTATCCTCCACGGTGTAGTTAACACGGGCACAATCCCACGGGCGCACAGTAGCGGCGCAGGGGTCCACATCAAAATGCCCCAGCAGATCCAATACGTAGCGCGGAGTGAGCCAGACGTTCGTGGTTTTCTCGGTTTTTGGAGTGTTAAACGTGTTCATTCTCCCTCCTTTCTCGGCTCCCAGTTATTGGGAATTTCGTCGTCAATACCTGTGCAACAAAAACAAGGGGAACCAGATTTCATGTCGCGATGAAGGTGCATGCAATTTTTGCAATTTCGCTCCTTTAAAGACATCCACGCCCTGCACGCGGCCCGCTTCCGCCATGTGTCGCGGATAAGTGCATTTAATCCGCACATGTTGCGTTGCATATGCCAAAAGGAAAGCCCCATATCGGGCACATCCGC